AGTATCTAATCTATCTAATTGATGTCTATAAACATCATCAGTTCTATCTGTAGATTGTTTTCTTGGAAGTTTACAAGGAATATCACTATGTCCAAATAATATTCTTAATCTATATTGAGTAACTCCTCCTTTGATATTAATGTTTTTAGATTTACTAGCTTTTGAAACTCTCTAATCTCTAGAAACTTTCATTCCTAAAGTATGGCAGATAAATTCAACTTGATCTACAATATGTTTTCTTCCTTCATACTAAGTAAATTCATATATCTATTTATCTTTACTATAAGTTCCATCAGAATCTATTAAACCAGCAAGTAACTATAATAAAGTTTCTCTATCATTATATAAATAGCAATCAGGAATATGCTTATTATTTAATACATTTAAATTTCTAAGTAATTCTGTGAATTTATTTTTAGTTCCTTCTTTAATTCCAAAATAGATATGTTTACATTTATTAGAATTAGTACAATCTGTAATAGTTACCTTATAATTATGTTTATTTCCATAATCAACTAAATAATCTATTATTTCCTAATCCTCTGATGTAAATCTAGGTTTATCTGAATTTCCATCGCCTAACCAAAATCCAAATAAGTAAGGATCTATTGGTATGTCTTGATGTTTAAAAGAAATTTTATTAGTATGAATTAGTTTATATCCATCTTTTCTTCTAGGATGTTCCTATACCATATTATAGAAATCTTTAGTTAACATAGTAAATTCTTCATAAGTATTTTTATTATAGTTTCTATGTTTACCATAAAGTATATGATTACTATTAACTATGAAAGGATGTCCTATTCTTGGAATTATTTTATACATCTAATCTGTTCCATGATGTAATTCAAGAACTTTACGAGGAGTTCCATCGTCACCCATTAATAAATCTCCAATTTGTATATCTTCTACTTTTTTAAGATGTCCATCGTACATTATTACTTCAGTACCAGGAGCATGACAGCCACACTCTTCCATAACAAGTAAATCAGAACGATATCCACGAATTTTAGATGGCTTATCAGCAGTAATACCTATTATCTATGATAACCAACCTGTTTCTACTTTCTGTCCATCTATTATTTTATAAATAGAAGCTTTTTTATGATCAGACTTATCAATTACTTGACGTAATTTAAAAAATCCTCCTCCTGTATTATCATTTATAAATGATAGACAATTCCATACTTTACCAAGAGTTGTATTTAAATAATCAGAATTAAATGCAGTAATAAGATTAACTGTATTTCTAGTACTGTTATAACTATTTGCTATAATAGCTGAAATTGTTTCAGAATATCCTATTTCACGAGATTTCATAATACATGCGTTTAAACGCAATCTTTTACAAAGTTCTACATAATGAAACCATTCATATTGACCTGCATAAAAAGCTGGAAAAATAAACATACGACCTCCACCAGCTTTTTCTGTATTATCTAAGTCCATTAACTAGAAAAAGTTAAGAAAGAAATAATTATCACCAGTTATAGTATAACCATGAGAGGTCATTCCATTTCTACATCTTCTATATTGTTCATCCCAAAAATCTCTGTATGCTTTTTCTGAAGGTCTAAATGAACAATATTGTCCAGTTCTAAGAAATACTTCTCTGGTTTCAGTAAACCAATCTGGATCAAAATCTAGTCCTTTATCTTTTGTAATTGGTCTATAACCAGTCAATTCGTAAGAAAGATTTATATCAAAATATTTAATTTCAACATCAAGAGGTACATCCCATTTAAAAGTATCTTCTACTTCTATCTTAGGATGTTCTTCTAATTCTTTTTGAATTTCTTCTTTTTTCATTTCTTCAACTTCCTGAACTAAAGTCTGTATTTCTTCGGGAAGTTTATTTTTTCTAGGTCTACCTCTTTTACGTTTTACTTCTTCCATAATATATTAAAAATTAGGTTGATAACCATCGGTAGCACCTCCTCTAATAGAAGATTCATCACTAAGTTCTTTCTTAACTTGAGCTTCTAGTATCTAAAGTTCTTCGTGAACTTTATGAAGATTAGAAATTTCAGCAATTACGTCCTTCGTCTTAAATACTGGCTTTCCATTCGCATCTCTCTCAGATAAATCAACTATAGTATTGAAATAATCTATAAAATTATCAACAGTATTTTGTGCGGCTTTAAGCATTTTGATAGAACGATTAGATTCTTGTATATCTCTATACTTTCTACAAGCTGCACGAAATTCTGGATTATTCCACTCTTCTTCTGTTATACCAGCATCTTCTAATGATAACTTATGACGTTCTTGTTCGTCATAATCACTATATAAACTCTTCCAATCAAGAGCCAACCATATATATGTAAATTCCCTAAAGGCTCTTAAACATTTTATACCTTTAGGATCTTCAGGACACTTATTCCTTTCATATTTCATTAATTCTGAGAACTCTTTAATTAGAAGAATCTCTGGTACATTTAGCTATACTCTATTATTTACATTATCATATTGGAATATATCCTATTTCATATTTATTTTGTTTTATTTATTTTTACAGAACTCTTTGCTTCTCCCCATCTTCTTTTCATAATGTCAGCATCTTTTGTTTTTTCGACATGATAACCAGATGGAGAAGTATAACCAGTAGAACGTTCCTATCTAGGCTATACATTTAAAGTGTACCACTCATGTTCAGGAAATTCAGTATATATAGTATCACTATATTGTTCTCCTGTTTTCTTGTCAGTACCATTATAAATCTATCTTAGCATAAATGCTCCTTTAGGAGATGTAATCCTTAGAAAGTTAGGATTATTAATTAAACCAACGTTAAGATCTGATAACGGAGTATAAGCATGGTCATAATCAAGAGTTCCGTTTTTATATCTATCAGTAGCTTTAGGAGCAGTAGGTTTACTCATTTTAGTTTAAGTCCTCCACAAGCTTTCTTCTTTAATTTAGAACCACATTTATCTTTTTTAATCTTACGACCACATTTAAAAGATTTAACAGGATCTTCAATTTGAGAACCTTCCTAATTCTTTTTAACACATTTCTTACAAATTGCTCCCCCTTTTTTAAATGATTGCATTTCATAACCTTCAGGACATTGTCCTTTAAGATATTTAATGTAATTAAGTTTTGCACCAAATCTTGCAGATTGTGCTTGACCACCTTGCATTTGTTGAGCAACTTGTTGAATATATTGAGCTATCTAAGCAGCTTGTTGGTCACCCTGTTGTGCAGCTTGCATAATTTGCTAAATCTATTGATTAGCTTGTTGATCACCTTGCATAGCTGCTTGAACTAATTGTACGATTTGTTGTTGTAATTGTTGTTCGTCCATTTTTATTCAATTATTATTAAGTCTTTAGTATTAAATACAGCTTCTTGTTTTTCACCTGTATTTGTAAACCACATACATCTTATTCCTTTTAACATATTGTTTTTATTTTCAACATTATGTTTTAGCATAGGAGTTTCTTTTTTAACAACTACCATAGTAGGCTTGTTAGGTATATCCTATTTTAACTGAACCACCATTCCAGGTGTAAAATAAATTTTCTCTTCCATTATTTATTAAAGCGTTCTGTAAGACCTTCATTGACTACAGCAATTATTTGATTTTCACTAACACAATATAAACCTTGTTTAAAAAAAGGAACAGGAATTGCGGCAGGTTGTCTATAGAAAACAACATCACTTTCTTTTAGATATTCACATTTAGTTCCAGCATCAACAACAACGCCTACAACAATATCTTGCTTATCCTCCTCAACTTCACCAGTATCAGTATTAAAATGTTCTGGAGTCAATCCACCAGTATCAACAATAATTCCATTTTCAATTTTAATTCTTTGAAAAGGATTATGTTTGAAAGGTTTAATCAATACTCTACTAAACAAAGGTTTAATTTCTATTGTACCAATATTATCTTTAAAACTTTCAGCATACTCATTAAGTAGTTCTTGATGTTTATCAAGTTTGTCAACATATTTATCTACTTCATCATTGAATTTACGCTTGTGTTCTTTTTCAAACACTTCTTCAATGTTACCTTCACTCATGTTAAAGTTAACATGTTCATTATCTGTACCGAGTACAGTTTGAGCCATTTTTTCTTGCTCTGTCAATTTAAGTCTTTTATTCATATAACATTATCATTTAAAAATTACCATTTACCTACTGGACAATGAGCATTGGGTGCAGATGTTTTAGCACTAAGAATACATCCACACCCTCGTATATAATTATCTTTATATGACATGCTCACATCTCCAGAATTAGGATTATACCACAACTTATTATTACACATACCTCCATTTCTTTTTGTATACAAAGGACATGTATAACAAACATTTAATCTTTTTTCTTTTAAATCTTTATTAATACCTAACAAATTGTTAGTGTAACCTTGAATAATATTACCTATATCTAACATAAGAGAATCCTTTCTGGTTTTAACATTAACTTTCTTTACAGTATGTTCAATATTCTATTCTTTTTCTTTTCTCTTTTTGTTTTTCTAATATTAATTCTTTTTTATAATAAGCTAACATTCTTTCAACATCTTTCTTTAAATATTCACAATGATATAATGTGTTATTCCCCTTGTGATCGTAGTGATTTAAGATTAAATCTTTAATAACAAAGTTAGGATTTAGTTTTTGAAGCATCCATGCATAAGTAGAAAGCTGTAACTGATAATGACTGAAATTGCAGTCATCAAGGTTATTTAAAGGATACTTCATCTTAGCTGTTGACTTAGTACTTGTATTAAAACCACCTTTTAAATCAATTTTTTTATTCGTCTTGTGGTCGCACAGTATGATTTCGTTACCTGATTTAATGACTAAGTCAATTTGTCCAGCTATTCTAAGTATTCCATCATCAGAATCTCTATAAATAAGATATTCTGGATATACTCCATATTCTAAATCTAACTCATTATAATCTTTTTTACATTTAAACTTTCCTCCAATTCCAAATTTTTGTAGTGTTATATCATCAGGATGATTATAGAAAGAATTCTCTATCTCTGAATGAATTTTAGTACCTCTTTCACAAGATTTTCTATTCTCTTCATCCCATTCATCTAAAATATTTTGTTGAACTTCGTTGAAAGTGTTCTCGGATATATCATATACATCTAGTATAGATTTATCAAATTTTTTTGTATTAAGAAGTGATCTTTTTTCTATTGTCCAGCTATCTTTCGGAATAAGTTTTTCAAGTGCTTTATAAGCTGACCAAAACTCTTTATCAAAAGGCTGAGTAAATCTGTGAATTAAAGTAGTAACTGAGATATAACTAGCATTGTCATTAACATTCCAGTAGCTATGCAATTCATCATTGTAAGCTACGTTTCCATTTTTCTTATCAATATTCATATTATCATTTAGTTAAATTAATTACTTTTTTGTGCGATTAGAATCCTAGGAATTTGTGTAAATCTTATATTTATAATTATAATCAATACCAAATAAAGCTCCACCAAATGTACAAGTTTCTCCAAATGCTGTAAGAACACTTGGATCAATAATACCAGTCGGTGCAACTATAAATCCTGCGATTAATAATCCACATCCTACTATAATTAGGATAAATGCTGTTATTAGTTGTAAATTTAGTTTAAGTTTTTTACTCATTTTGTAATCTATTTAATTTGTATATATACTATTAATGCAGGGATTTAAATATATTTATAAATTAAGATGTATATATTAAATGTAGCTATTTTTATTCGTATTAATCAAATATAATTATTAAATTTGAATAATTAAAGAGAATATAACAATTTTTATAAAAACGTTA